TCTTGTGCTGCTGCTTTAGACACACGACTGCCTCCAGTAGAAGCTGAGCTTCCACTGCTAGAACTTGCTGCAGGGGTTTTCTTTACATAGACACCGGCTTTGCTGAGTATCATTCGTACACCATTTGGTGACTCTTCGACTTCATCTGCGATGTCTTTGACGATCTCCATAGAGGTCTCTGGAGTTGGTTCGGCTTCTTCATACGCTGCTATAACAGCTGCTTTTTTGTCATCATCCCACGCCATTTTGCGTTTCCTTTTAGTTGTTGCTGAAGCCCCTGGACAAGTGCCCAGGGCATTAAGTTGTTGAAAATAAAATCGGTCGCCCATAGGTTTCCTTAATTATGAAAATCTATTATATTTCAAATTAACATTTTTGTCAAGAATTATTTTCATCTAACTGTCGATAATATTGTTGTGATTCCTCCCATGTACCAAACTTTTTAGCTGGATACATCCAGAATCTTCCCTTGTACTTAGGTTTTGGCTCTTCTTCGCCACACCAGTTACACGGTTCGTTTTTTCCTACACCCATTTGTGATTTCTCCACTTTACAATAATGCTCCCACATTTCCCAAATTCTTTTAGGCACTTTACTCTCCTAGTCCTTTTGAAGGCTTGTCTCCTCTTGCCAGCCATCCTGGCAGTGCGTCTCCTTCTTTTTCAAACTCTAACATTTCTTTTCCTGCTCTATCTTTTTCTGCAATATAATGTTCAGATTTCCATGCAGTTTCTATGCATTGAAAAAATACTTGTATCGCTTTATCACGAAACTCTATCTCCGGCCATAAATAAAAACCGTTCCACCATTCTCTATCAAATCGAGCAACTCTAATTTGTTGATTCAAAAGCTTAGACTTCTTAGATTCTTTACATGCTCGTAGTCTTTGACTGCCAGCTATTGGATACCAGTTTGGCATAGCTAAAATAGGATTTATCATTCCATCTCGCTCAAGACTTTCCAACAAAGATAGATTTACTGGAATTTGATTATAATTCTTTACAAACTCTTCTTGTTCTAATAACCAACTGATTGTTCTTACATACCAAGTTGTAGGAGGAATTGCAACAAGTTCTGAGGTTTTTTTATTTACTCTGTGACTCATCTGGTATTCCCATAAATTGAGTTATCGTACTTACTCGAATGTCTTGCCACTGTTTATTTTCTACATCCCAAGCGACGATTGTATCAGAATCATTAGATTGACGTCCCACATTTCTGTTTTTAAGAGTGTAAATACCCTTATGTGTCTTATTCGAAGTAAGACTTTCAAACATAATTTCTACACGAGAAGACTCTGATAAAGTTCTTAAAATTATACCTGTGTGTATACTCATAATTTTTCTAAATCAACTCCATATTCTTCTAAATGTTTTAATTTGCCAAGATCATAAGCAGCAGCATAACTATAAAACCCGCCAATGTTAGCCGCAATATAAAAGTCTTCCAAATCGCCAGACGGTTTTTGACGAATATAGATAGAAAATACAGAGCATCCATAAGTTTTCTCGTAATCCTGAGTAATGAGACCCGGCTTGGAGTCTTGGTACTCTTTTGTCAGTTTTTTCCCAATAACAGCAGGCGCATGGTGCGTTGCTGCCCATACAATTTCTCCTTCTTCAAAGTCCTCTGCAAGGCATTCTTCGGGCAAGTAGTATTCTTGTTTACGTCCTTCTACTTTTGTAGGACGTTGCGGTACTCCAATCTTTTCTAAAATACTTTTTACAAAAGAGGGTGAACGATAAAGTCCTTTTGAAATATTACTTACATTTTCACCAGAAAGATATTCTTTTACTATATCTTGTATCTCATCAGGTCTTGCAGGTTTTCCGCGATTTTGTGAAACTCTTCTCGAACGATACTGTTTTTGATCGTAATAATCTTCAATTATTTTATCAAGTCTTGTAGTATTGTATGAGATGTTTAATATGCTGCATGCTTCCCTCTTCGTTATAGCTTTTGTCTCGGAGGAGGTCGGATTCAGTAGATTGATCACATGCTGTATGTTCTGTGACGTTAGTTTCTCGTGGCTTTTCTTCTTCAATCTTGGCATTTTCTAATTCTATCTCCAACTTAAATAATAAACAACAAAGGGCATGAGCAAGATGAGATGTTCCACTCTCAGGATCAAGCTCTTCTCCATCCATGTGTGCAAATATGTGCCGAAGTGCACCAGCCGTGTATCTACCTTGAAGATTATCTAACAATCTCCAGTTTTCCGGACCATACTTTTCTGCACCAAATCCCAGAACCTTTGCTACTTCAAATATTGCTTTTGGAGGCAAAAGGTCCATTCTAGGCTTTTCTGAATCAAACTTTAATCCTGTCATTATCTTCCTGTAACATACCCAAATTCGCCAACGTCAGACTGAATAGTATTTAAGTATTCTCGTGCTATTTCTTCATCGTGAAAGGTTCGTTCTGCAACTATTACATTCTTACGAAGAGTTACAACACGCCATCTAGGCACGTCATCATCATAATGCACTTGCCAAATTTCTATTTTATCACTCATGCTACACACTCACAGATTAAGTGAGCACCATACTGTCTGCACATTTTTGTTTGCTTATCATAACATTTTACGTGCTCAGGTGTATAGTAATCCCACTGACTTGGCTTTCCAGTATAAGTACTACAGCCAGGCATAAATAGACAGATAATAGCTATAATTACTATTACTCCTCTCATAGTTTGTTTACCTCCATCCATAATCGTTGTTTTAAAGCGCGTTCAACATCCCTTCTACTTGAACAAGAACAGTACACATTCTCGTACTTTGCAATAGTTTCTTTATCTGGGCCATCACATACTTTTATCATAGTAGCTGGGCAGCTAACGCTTCTATCTTTTTCTGTTTTTGTTTCCGTTAATACTTTATCAACAGAAGGCGCACTGGCACATCCTGTTAATAATAAACTAACGAGTAATACGTTCTTCATAGTCTGCTTCTTCTTCATTCCACCAAGACGGTTTATCTCGATACTTCCAACTTGCAAAAGTTGCTTTGTCTTTGTGATAAAAGCGTCTGTATGCTTCTACTGCGTTTTCTCCTTTGAGGCTATCTGGCATTGCCTGAGCAAAATCAGTGAGGCCCCTTCTTGGTATTGATACTGGCTCGGGTAGTTTAAGGATGACTTCATGCACTGATTTATGGCTTTTTCCGTATCGGTATCCGTATTCGTCGTTGAGAGCCACTGCATAGCAATGTAGCCATTCGTGATTATCCAAGCTAGTACGAGCCCAAATAGTGCAAGGATGGTTATGCATTGTTGGAAGGTAAGGAAAGTCCCTCGGTTCATTTTTCTTCTTCTCTCTTAGAACTGCAAGCTGTTCTTTCGATAGTTTTTCTGGAACATATCCAAAGTACTTGTCAATCCACATGTTTGTACAAAGCATTTGGGCTGCTTCGAGAGGCATCTTGATAATATGCTTATCAACATGGTACTCTGCACAGCGATCCAAATCTTCATCTAATATAAAAATATTCATAGAGCATATTATACTCGGTTTAGCAAAAAATGTCAAGAATTATTTAGGATTTTCCACTCACCAGTTTGAGTTTCTACAAGAGCTGTGCAGGATTCACACCAATCACCATCATTCATGTAGGTAATACCATCGTATTCTACTATCTCAGCATGATGTATGTGACCGCAAATGACCCCGTCGTAGCCTTTATGTTTGCAGTACTTTGACATTTCAAATGAAAAATCGTTTATATAGTTCGAAGCTGCTTTTGCTTTTCTTTTTAGATACTTCGCAAGACTCCAGGGCGGTAGATTAAATAGCTTACGAAGTCCTACTACTAATCTATTTATGTATAATAGTCCATCGTATGCAGAGTCGCCCCAATGCATTATAAATCGACCGCTTTTTGTTTTCATTAGATTGTCAAAAATATCTCCGTGTGTTACAAGATATTTTTTTCCATCCAACCCTAAATAGTTTACTCGATTTTGTATTGAAATACTTCCAAAAGACATTCCAGGAAAAACACGCAAAAACTCATCATGATTTCCTGTTATATAAACAACTTCAATGTCTTTAGATATTTTTAGAAATTTTTGCAAGATACGGTTATGCTTATTGGGCCAAAACCACTTTTTTTGTAATCTCCAACCATCAATAATATCACCGACTAGAAAAAGTTTTTCTGTATTTATATTTGTAAGAAACTCAAGCAGTGCGTCTGAGTTACAGTGCTTTGAACCTAAATGTAAGTCTGATATAAATACTGCTCGATACTTAGTCCCAGTATTTGCTTCCATCCATTTGCTCCCAGTACTTTTTGTTGTCTCTATTTATAAAGTTTTTAATTAAATACTTTGCCATTCCAAAATATCCCATCTTTTTTAGTCTACGGCTATCTTGCCCAAAGTAATAATCTGCCAGCTTGAAATGTTTGGGATCATACATTTTTGATAAAAAGAAGTCTTCTGAAGTTTTGTATTTTTCAGGAAATCCACCATACTCTCTAAACTTATCAGTTCGTGTTAGCATGTATGCACCAACTGCAAAAGGAATTTTTTTACACATAATTTTATTTATAAAATTAAATCCTTTATACCCCAGTTTTGCAAGTCTATCATTATCGTAGCACTTTGCTTTTAGTCCAAGTAAATGAAGGTTTTCTTTTTCCATTATTTTATAAGTTTGTATAATGGTAGTAAACTCAAAAAATCGAACATCTGCATCAATAAATAAAATGTACTTACTTTCTGCAAGTTTGGCCCCTTTATTTCGGGCTTCTGATACAGGCCCTCCTTCAATGACTTTTACATTGAGACGACCTTTATGCTCTTCAATTACAGATCTTGTATTATCCGTAGAGCAGTCTGCAATATAAATAGGAGTATCCTCTAGAAACTGTAGTTGTAATTCATCTAGTAGATGTCCTATATAGTCCTCTTCGTTTTTAGAGGGAATAACTATTGTTAAATTAAGATTCGACATTTTCTAGTCTGGACATCAATCTTTCAGCTCGTTTTGTCACCTGACGGTGCCATCTTGAATCACGACCTTCTTTTGCTGCTTCTACCCAATCTTCTTGTTTGAGTGCAGCATTCATCTTTTTAAACTTTGAGAGACGAGGACGACCCATATTGAACATCATATTTACAAGTATTTCTTGTACTTCGTCTGGAAAATCTTCAAAGTAATCCTCTCCATATAATATAGCGCATTCTCGTACAGCTATATCAGAGTCTTGTCTAAAGCAATCGGTTACTCTTTCCTCTGATACGGGAGTTCCTTCTTGCTGACCATACTCAGGATCAGACTCTAACACTAGATGTCCTACTCCAAAAGTCAGATAGCCAAGATGATCTTTATAAATTTCGTAAACTACACCTTCATCATATTTTAACTGTTCAAACAGTCGTTCAAATTTCATAGCTTCCCCTTTGTTTTGCACAGTCTTCTGCTGCACTTGGAAGATCGTCGTCCATGCTTGTAGCATCTTCTTCTTTATCCCAATCATCCGCAAGGCCATACCAGTTGCCTCGACTATTAAGCTGCTCTTTTTCTACCTCTGCATAATGCTCACCGTCGTTTCCATTCTGTCCAATTATATCTATTCTGCTTTTCATCTTCTTGTCCTCTTTTATCATTGCTCTTTCATGTCTATCAAAGCACTGTGATACTCTTCGCCACAATGCTATTCTTTGTTTACTTGTCATTTTGTTCTCGCAACACCCTTCGCTTTCTCGTAGGATCTCATTCCGCCCAATCCCAGCATTCCTAGTAGGACTGGCATCATTGTTTCTAATTCAATTAATGGTACTACCACGGGACTTTCAACCAGTGCAAGTACAAAATTTGTCATTGGCACTATAATAAAGTTGGATAACATACCCAGTCCACATATCCAGCCAATTGCAGGTCTCCAACCTGCGACAAAAAGCGATTTATGGGCTGCTTCTTGTTTATTGACTTCTACTTGCGCCATCACTTCTGCGTGATGTTGTTTCTCGGCAAGTGTAGCAATCTCATGTGCTAACTTGTTGGCTTGGTCTTTATCTTCGATAAATTCTGATACCAAACCTGTGACTGGTGCTACTAACTCTTTAATAAATCCAAGTGCCATATTTTTCTCCGACTCGATCAGTATGGGCGGAGAATGACCCCGCCCAACCGGTTACTGTGCTGCTGCGGCCATTAAAACACTACCAAGTACAAAATAACTCATTAGCATTTCACACAACGCGCCATCACACTCCTTCCGGATCTTTCTGATCGTTTTCATTTTTACTCTATTATAACTACCTTCGGTTTATCTTCCTCCGGAATCACTTCGTTGAGGTCGATACAGAGTAGTCCTTTGTTCATGTAAGCTTTATTGAGATGAATATTAGTTCCCACCGTAAAAGTACGTGTAAACTCTTTTCCGCTCAAACCCTTGTGTATATATGACTCACCTTCGTTTTCCGCTTTTTGCTTACATACCCCTCGGACTGTTAATACATCCTTTAACAAAGTTATTTCGATATTAGACTTATTCCATCCAGGAATCGCTAACTCAACTCTGTAACCTCCGTCGGTCTTTACGATATTATAGCGAGGATACTCATTATCAAGTTGATAAAGATTATTCTCAAAACGGTCAAATCCCAAAAAGAACTTTGGGAAATCTGCCATGTTCAATCTTGCTAGATTGTTCATTTTTTTCTCCTTTGCACCCTTCCGGTATGCACTGTGCCCCCTTTCGGCAGGCTTGGTTTTGTCAAGTATGAGCATTTAAAGGCTGCTCTCGCCTTCATCAAATTCTATAACTCCTTTGGACTCAAGATAGTCCAGGGCATTGACAATCCCTGCTTGGTGTCCCAACTTCCAACTAGTCCATCCGCATCCCACGATGCAAAGGAAAGCTATTACTATCTGAGCTTCTAACATAATATAATCCATACCTGCTCTATCCTTAGAGTTACTTCTATTACAATCACATATTATACAGGCAATAACCTCTCTTGTCAAGAACTATTTTTTCATACTTATAAAATAAAAATAATCCTTGACAAGAGAGGTCAATTGTTCTATAATATCACAATGAAAAATTATGTTAAACAACCTTGGTCACACGAAGAACGTACACTGCTTGCAAATAAGTGGTATTTTTTAGACAGGGATGATATACAAAAATTATTTCCAAATCGTACTTATAATGCTTGTGTAAAACAAGCAAAATATTTAAGGGATAGAGGATGGCGTTTCAAAAAAATGTCTTAGTACTTGGAGCTTTATTATTTACAGCTCCTGTTGAAGCGGCAGATAGATTCGAGGAACTGTACTGTCTAGCCAAGAATATTTACTTTGAAAGCAGAAATCAACCCAAACTAGGGCAGATAGCTGTAGCACAAGTAACGATGAATAGGGTTAATTCTCCTAAGTTTCCAGACTCGGTTTGTGGAGTGGTGCAACAAGGAGGAGAGAATAGACACAGATGTCAATTTAGTTGGTACTGTGATGGTAAAAAAGATGAGCCTGAAGGAGATGCTGCTTGGGATGAAAGTGTTTATTTAGCACTTTTAATCTATAGCGAAGAGTTCGCAATAGATGTTACAGAAGGAGCCCTTTGGTATCATGCAACATATGTAAGCCCAAACTGGGCAGAGCACTATGAAAAAACTGTTCGGATAAACGAACATATTTTCTACAGATAGGAGAAATTAATGGAACCAGAACAACTGGAACTTTACGATGATGATTACGTGCATGACGTATATCTAATAGAAAGTGATGCAGAAGCACTGGCTTCAGCAGGCTTCGGTACGGATGAGGACTACAATCATTTTGATTCGTGGGATGCCTACGATGAGGCAGGGTACTAATATTAGAATTACAGTTAGAAACAATAATGTGGACAGTGCATTAAGAGTACTAAAGCGCAAAACGAAAGATAAGCTCGTTGAGTTAAAAGATAAAGGATATCATGAAAAACGAAGCGAAAAGCGTCATAGACGTCTTCAGGCAGCTAAAGTGCGAGAACATAAACGGCAGAGAGAATATGAAATTAAAACCCCACTCAGACGTAAGTAACTTTGAACTAGTTGGTGACTTCATGGAAGCCTTTGGACAAACTGTACAAGTAGATCCTACTTGGCCTGACTTTAGCACAAGAGAACTTCGTTTAGAACTTATATCAGAAGAATTTAGCGAACTTGCCCAGGCTATAGATGACAGAGATATGATACAGATTGCAGATGCACTTACTGATCTTCTCTATGTTGTATATGGGGCAGGGCATGCTTTTGGTATTGACTTGGACGAGTGTTTCCAAGAGGTACACTCAAGTAATATGTCAAAGTTAGGACCAAACGGTAAACCGATACATCGTGAAGATGGAAAAGTAATGAAAGGACCGGGCTACTTTGAACCAGACTTAGAAGGAATACTTGGATCATTATGATAAACTGGACAGAAATTTTACTGTTTGCTTTGTTTGCACCATCTGCAATTGTACTAATGTTTCTATGTATTCATTTTATTACAGAGAAGAAGTGGCCTTTTGGAAAACGAAAAAAGAAAATAAACTCAGGAGGTAAGTTTGGCTAAGGAGGAACTTATGCACAAATATCAACACAAATTTACACACGCATTCTATATTCTACCTACTCTCTTTGTAGAGTGGATAGAGAAGGATGGAAAGAAACAATACACTTTAGGCATTGAATGGCTACGGTGGGGCATATATTTGGAAACAGAATGAAAACTAGAAACTGGGTAGCGAAACACGCCCGTACTTATAATAAAGCAAAAGTGTTTCGAGATCGAACTAAATACTACCGAAAGGAGAACTGGCGTGAGAAATAAACTTATGTGGTTTTATTACTGCTGGAACAGTATTATGGACT